GCCATCCAGCTAGATGATCGCGCCATTGCGAACGAGGCTGCGCCCTATCTTCGCAAGTACCCTTTGGAATGGCTGCTTTACAGCCGTCGGACAAGTGGCGCTGTAGCTGCAAGACTTCAGCCGGCCGGAATCCCAATCTTCGACATGGACTCGGCCTATCCGCAAGCCTGCGACGAGCTACTGGGTGCGATTAACTCAGGACGGCTTCGTCATAAAGGCCAGACCGACTTAACGACGCAGATTCTCTCGGCTGTGCAGCTACGACGTGGGGATGGCGGCTGGGTAATCGGAAGGCGCGCTTCACAGGCCGCAGTCTGCGCTGCTGTGGCGGCTGCACTTGTTACACACTTCGCGACACGCCCAGAGACGGAAATAGATATTCTTGTAGGGTGATGTTATAAGCCTGCGACAATACGCGCATGGGATTCAGAGACATCTTCGTACGAACTTCACAAGTGGAATCATTGACCTATGACGTCTCTGCTTCTCTTGCGCCAGTCACAACACTAGACGCACTCTCGCCTTTCTTTCGTGGTAATCGCACAGCTACAAGACAAGAAGCTATGAGCGTTCCAGCCATCGCGCGCGGTCGCAATATTATTTGCTCTTCCATTGCTTCGATTGGTCTAGATGTTCGCGATCGCGATACTGGGATGAATGTAGATATTCCACGCGTTATCCGTACACCTGATCCAAGAATTCCCGGAGTTGCTACGTACGTCTGGACGCTTGAAGATTTACTCTTCCATGGTTACGCCTACTGGCAGATTACAGAACTCTTTGCGGATACGCAGCGCGTTCGCAGCGTTCAGAGAATTTCACCGGAACGCATCACAATTAACACGAACAGCGATTCGACAGAGATTGAGTCGTACTCAATCGACGGACATACGCCGCTTCCACTTTCAGGTGTTGGTTCGCTCGTTGTCTTCTACGGTAACGACGAAGGATTACTTAATCGCGCAGGAATGACGATTCGCACTGGCGCGGAACTAGAACGAGCTGCCGCTTTGTACGCGCGCGAACCTGTACCGCAGATGGTTCTTAAATCTAACGGTTCAGCTTTGCCAGCAGATCGCATTGCCAAGTTACTTGAGTCTTGGGGCGCAAGCAGGCGCAATCGCACGACGGCTTTTCTTAACGCAGACATTTCGCTTGAAACTTTAGGCTTTGACCCTGAAAAGTTACAGCTGGCAAGTGCGAGAAGCTACATCGCGACAGAACTAGCGCGAGCGCTTGGTATTCCGGCCTACTTCGTAGATGCCGAGACTGGTTCGTCGATGACGTACTCCAACGCCAGCACAACTCGTCAGACTTTGCTCGACTTCTCGTTAATCCCACTTATGAACTCCGTAACTGAAAGATTATCAATGCCGGACTTCGTTCCATCGACCCAGCGCGTCGAATACGCACTCGATGACTACTTACGCGGCTCGGCATTAGAACGCGCGCAGATTTATGAAATTCTTAACCGCGTCGGCGCGTTAAGTGCAGAGGAAATACGAGTAGCAGAGGAAATGATCAGATGAAGATACTTACACCGTTCACAATCACGGCAGCCGATTCAGAGGCTCGCACCATCACAGGAAGAATCGTCGAATTCGACACTCCGGCCAACGCTTCGACAGGTAAAGTCTTATTCAAGTCTGGGTCACTTATTCCGGCTTCAGTAAAGCTAAACCTTGAGCATGATTCTGCCCGTCCCATTGGGAAAACTTTAAAGATGGAACTTTCGCCAGATGGAAAGTCTATCGATGCAACATTTAAGATTTCAAAGACCACAGCCGGCACAGACGCCATCCAAGAAGCTATGGATGGGCTGCGTGACGGGTTCTCCGTCGAGGCCAGTGTCTCAGATCATGGATTCAACGAGGACGGAACAATGGTCGTAAATTCAGGGACTCTTGTCGGCGTCGCACTAACCCATAACCCAGCATTCGATGCAGCTCGCGTAAGTCACGTCGCAGCTACAACGGAGGTCACACCAGACACACAACCAACCGAAGGAGACGCAGTGGAATCCACTACCGAACAAACAGAAGCACCAGCCGCAGAGGTGGTCGAGGCTTCACAGCACGTCGTACAAGCTAACAAACCAGCACCATCATTCTTTACTTCTCCACGTTCGCCAATCGTAAATCTTGGCACATGGATGGAGCATTCAATCAAGGCAAAGTTAAATCCGATGTCAGACTCTGCAATCTACGTTGCAGCAGCTAATGATGACCTTGGAACAACTAACCCTGCCTTCAATCCAACACGTCAGCTCAATGAAGTAATCAATGGGTTAAGCAACGGAACACGAGGCGCAATAGATGCCATCAGCCGTGGAACGCTTCCGGACGCTGGATTACAGTTCGAAATTCCTAAGATTTCGCAAATCGCGACCGTTGCAGCTGTTGCAGAAGGTGGCGCAGTCTCTAACACAGGGATTGAGTCAGCGTACATTTCAGTTCCAATCAGCCGATTTGCCGGACGCAATATTCTGACAACAGAAATCATCGATCGCAGTTCGCCAGACTTCTTTAATGAACTCGTTCGAATCATGGGTGCATCAATGGCATTTGCTCAGAACAAGTTCGTGGCAAATCAAGTCAAGACAGACGCAATCCGCGCAACAACTCCAGCAGCTAACACAGCCGCCGGACTCATCGCGTACGTCAGTCAAGCTAATGCTGCCGTATATTCAGGCACACAACGCTTCGCACGTAATATCCTCGTATCGCCAGCGCAATGGTCAAACATCATGGGCTACAACGATAACGGCACACCGCTATTCAACGCATACCAGCCTCAGAATCAGGCAGGTCTTGTAACAGGTCAATCTCAGCGCGGAGTCGTGCTTGGGTTGAACTTCTTCGTAGACAACTCAGGAGAGTTCACTGGAACAGGAGACGATTCAATGGTCGTTCTCGATCCAGATGCATTCACATGGTACGAAAGCGGAAACTTCCGCCTCGATGTTAATAAGCCATCAGATGGCACTGTAGAAATCTCGCTGAATTCTTATGGCGCTTGCGCTACTAAGATTGCGGCTGGTGGCTCTACATTTAACTTCACCTAATAACTAATCATCGGTGACGGTCGCTCCCGAACGTCATCGAGCAGAAGGAAGGATCAGAGATGTCAATCATCACAGTCGCAGAACTTCGACAGGTACTTGGCGTCTCTGATTCTCTTTACAATGAGGCCTATCTTCAACAGATTATTGACTCTGCTGAAGGCGTGATTCTGCCGCTTCTGACTCAATACCAATCAGCCGTCGCGAGCTACTCAATCTCAAATAACGTTCTCTTCGTAACGACGATTCGCCCTAATTATTTCGTGGTCGGTCAGGGTGTAGACATCCTCGGATGCGGCGCTGGAATTGACGGGAATTACACAGTCACTGACGACAGAATCCAACCCTTCTCATTTACGGCTGCCCTTGTTGCAGCAGATCAAATAGAGACTCCAGTAATACCTGCCGGCACTGCGACTCTCGATGGCGGCTCGGCCGCCGACATCTATACCGGCGTCGCGCCGATTAAATCAGCGCTGCTAGTCGTCTCTACAGAAATCTTCCAAAGTATCACTGCCGCCGGTGGGCAAATCGAAGGTGTGGACTTTGCTCCAACGCCATATCGGATGGGCAGAAGTCTTATGAACAGAGTCATCGGACTGTTAAGTCCGTTCATCGATGTCGAGACAATATGCCAGTAAGTACTATTGCCGCTGACGTTCGCGGAACTCTCGCGACGGCCTTAGCTGGCGTCGAAGCTTCGGTCTATCCGTCAGTACCAGAGACCGTGATTCCGCCAGCTGTGGTTATTGTTCCCTCATCGCCGTACTTGGAAAGTGTGCTTATCGGCAGCTCGATTAAGGTAAGAATTAACTTTGACGTAACCGCAGCCGTCGCATACAACAATAACGCAGGCGCTCTTGACAACTTGGAGCAGCTAATAATCAGCATTCTCGGCGCGATGCCGTCGGGATACGTGGTCGGGGACGTAACGCGTCCTTCGATTACATCGGTCGGAGCAAGCACTCTGCTAACCGCAGATCTATCCGTCTCCACCTACTACACACAGACCAACTAAGGAGACGCAATGCCTACAACTATCATTACGGGAAGAGATATTACCTTCACCATCGCAGGAGATAATTTCGACGCTCAAGCAACATCAGCAACTCTTACGATTGACTCAACTATTAACACGTACCAAACACTCGATGGAAAAGCGTATTACACGACAGATTCGCAGGGTACTTTCGCAGTAGAAATGCTCGCGGATTGGGGAGTAGCAGGCGGATTGTGCGACACCCTATGGAATGCGGCAGACTCAGCTCCGAACACTGGCTTGTCAGTTATCTTCGGCGCAGACTCCGGCGCTTCATTTGCCTTTGACGTTCAACCTATCTTTCCTTCAGCCGGCGGCACTGCACCAGACGCGCAGACCGTATCGCTATCATTTACCTGCGTCACAACGCCAATACTAAGCTAAAAGGAGATCGGGAGCATGAGATTACCAATTCAGATTGAGTACGTAGATGGAACACTTGCGACTTACACGGCACAAGTACCGGAATGGAGCAAGTGGGAAAACAAGACAGGATTTACCATTTCACAAGCGCAAGACAAGATCGGAATATCTGATCTTCTATTCTTGGGGTATCACGCCATGAAGCGCGAAGGAGCTGGTAAAACAGTCAAGCCGTACGAGGCATGGATTGAGACTGTTGTAGAAGTAAAGGTAGGCGAAGGCGAAAGCCCAAAAGCTACCAGCGCGGAAGCATAAATCGCTTATTGGTAGAAGTCGCGATTGCGACCAACATTCCAATGAGTGAGTGGGTACGCGCAGAAGATCTACTTA